TGCGCTCGCTCCATTGGCCTGCTATTCCTGATAGCGAACGACCGCGCTTTGAACTCTTGAAACGTGGCCATCAAACGCATAACGTGCTCATGCTCGATTTGAGCGAGGCGACGTTTGAACTGGCAATTCAGTTCCGCCATGCGTTTGTTGACTTCGTTGGATTGTTCGCGCGTCACTTTATTCTTCCCAGCACTCGATTCCCGGAATCTTCGATTCTGCTTCCAATTTGTTTTTTAGGAAGCGCACGTCAGCACCGATCTTCACTTCGTTGGGCATGAGATACGCTCTCGGGATGCGCGTTGCGTCGAGAACGCGGAACTTCCAGTTGCGCCGTGAGGGTACACCCGCTACCGTGGGAATATTCGGTTTCACTTCCACGTCTGTCACGCTGGCTTTGACGAGTTCAGCATCTTTCTCGGCCTGTTCTTTCGCAGCACGTTCGCGTTCTTCGGCTTCTTTGCGCATCTTCTCCGCTTGGCGCTTGTTCAATTCACCGGCTTTGCGTGCTTCCTCAATAGACTTCTGTTCGGCTTTACGCTTTTCAACGGCAGCGGCTTCGTCGCGCTTTCTCTGTTCCGCGGCTTCGGCATCAGCTTGGCGTCGGCGGTCTTCGTTGATTCTGCGCTGTTCGGCTTCCGCTCTTTCGCGCTCGATGCGCTCGAAGTCCTTGACCTTCTGCGCCAGAACGCCGTCAACGGCTTCAGCGGGATTGAGCCACTTGTTGAGTTCATCTTTCGCTTCTGCGAGATTGCGCTTCGCGGATTCCACGAACGGGTCAAGTTTCAGGTGCACATCCTTCATGTAGTTGCGCACGTCGCGCTGCATGGTCTTGGCGGTCAAGCAATCCTCGGGCGTTTTCACGGCGATGGATGCGGACTGCGCTTGCAGAGAAGCGAGCGTCACCGCGAATTTATCTTCCGGTTTCACGATCTGAGTTGCCATTCAGTTCTCTCCTTAGTGATTTGCGATTCCTGACACCAGATAATCTCCGCGAGTCCTATGATCCCGTTTTCGTATTCGATGCGCACTTTGCTCCAGTGCTCAAAAGCGTGGCCATATTCGAGCGCGCAAAATACTTCTGCTGACTCGATCCAGCGCGAACCGCACTCGCTCACAGTGGAGTCCGAAACCAATAATAAACGAGCGCCCAAGAGCCGAAGAAAATGCCTAAAACAACTCCAACCGCTTTGATGAGTTCCCAGCCCGTTACTTCTTTAGCGCCCATTGCATCCTCTGGTGATCGCGTAGAAAAGCAACCCGGCCATCACCAAACAAAACACCGCGACTTTGAGAAGCGCTGATTGTCTTCGTCCTTCACTGTTGCGCACAATGTCCTCACAGGTTTTGCGATACCCGAGATGGGGATAGAGACTCATCGCTTTTCTTGAATCAGCGCTCCGCTGTGAATGCTGAGTTGCGCGAAGGCAGAAGCGAGCGCGTGATGGAATGCGTCTGAGAGTTCTGCTTGTTTCGCGTCCTTGCGCTCTTGCTGCCGTTTGTTGAAGTCGCGCACGAAGTTGGTTTCATCGGTATGAGATGCATTGCAAAATGAGCACACGTGAGCCTCCTTAGAGTTCTACTACCGTGCAAAAACCGTTCTGAAAGTCTGGAGGATTGCGCCAAAACATTTGCAGCGCAACGAGCGCGACACCCCAATCCGAGAAACCGTGCAAGTAGCGCACTTCTGGGCCATTCCAGAAACCCACCGTCCATCCCGAAGCGCCGCGTGTGATGTATCCCTTTTTTGTCATGGCGATTCTCCTTTAATGCCCGCAGGTAGTCTGACCAATCTCTTTTTCTTTCCCGCAAGGGCAAACAGTGGATTGACGAATAGCGATTTGGAGCGATGATTCTTGAGGAAAGCGTTCAGACCAATCAATGAGTTCCAGTTTTTGGCGTCGGCTGAAAGGTGCCTTTACCACCCAACTGTCTGTCTTTGTGTATTCATCTCCAAGCTTGCTCATGGTCGGCCTCACTTTCTATTACCACACTACGCTTCAAAGCGTACCGAGTCAAGAAGAAAAAAGTCCTAGTACTAAAATACCCTTGCTCTAGAGCGTACCGATGTGTATAAAGAGCCACTATGGACTTGTTTCTCAGGGAATTGAAGAGCGTAGTGAAAGAAGCTGGAACACAGATGGATGCCGCGCGCGAGCTTGGTATTTCTGAGCAGTATCTTGGCGACCTCCTAAAAGGCAGGCGCGGGCCAGGTGATAAGCTATTGGAAACAATGAGGTTAGAGCGCATAGTTACGTACCGGAGGTTGCGCGCATGAGCGACGATTACTATCGTGACTCCGCAGGGCGCATTTTCCCGCTGCCTTCCACCACGCCTGAGTTTCAAAAACTAGTGCAGGCACAGGAAGAGCTCCAGATCGCAGAGTTTGAGCGCAATCTCACGGGCGATGACAAGCAATTCTTGAGCGCGCTGCACATCTCACTTGAAACGCGAAGCGCTTATGACCGTGGGGATAAATGAGCCTCCAAGGTCAGACCACTTTAACCGACGCAGAGAAAGTGACAGAAGCTCGAAAGCACATTGAGGCGCTCAAGAGCCACATCAAAGCGATGGCCCCGAACGAAGCGCAATTCATCACCAAACTAGCGGAAAACTTCCAGAAGTACGGCGAGCGAACCTACATTTCCAACAAGCAACTCTTTTGGTTGCGCGATATTCGGATGAACTTTTAGCGCTCCTCTTGACCCTCCCTCTCAGTGAGTGCTACTCTCGCGCTTCATGGCTCAAAACACTTCTGCTGTGCGCCTCAGTCCTAAACAGCGCAAACTCGTTCAGTATCTCTCTAAGGGCATGACCATTACTGCGGCCGCTCTCAAAGCGGGGTACACAGAGAAATCACCAGGTCAAGCGGGCTACCAGGCACTCAAGACCGTGCGCCTCAAGATTCCTGACATCATGAATAAACAGGGGCTCAGCGACCAACTCTTAATCAAAAACTATTTAAAGCCCGCCCTTGGAGCCTCGACAACGCGTTATGTGACGATTGGGCGCAAAGGCCATGAGACTGTTGAAGAGTACGAAGATGTTGCGTGGGACGCTCGACTTCGCGCGCTGGATATGGCTTTCAAACTCAAAGGTTCTTACGCGCCAACGAACATTCAGCACACTGGCGACATCATCCACGAAATTACCGTGCTGGAGCGCGCAAAAGCAGCCGGCAGTTTAGAGAAGATCCGCGCATTGCAAAGCGATTCGGAGACTCCGCTCATCGCTGAAGTTGTGGAACCCACCGAAGAGTAGTTGACAAACGTCAGCGCACAAATGTAGTCTATGCACAGATGAAGGCGCCTTTAACGATTCGCGCAGAGGTCACAGACTTGGCCGAATGGGAGCGTCAAGCGGATCTTGCGAGGCTCAACATCTCAGAATGGATTCGCAGGAAGTGCAACGGAGGAGCGATTCACGGTGTCGAAGGTCGTCCAACTGAAGACGTGCCACGGGCTGGAAAGTTATCTGCTCCTGAACGGCGCGTTGCTGTCTCTCAGCGAGGTCGCGGAGTTTCTAAGCGCGCAACGAAGAAGGACGCTCCAGCGAGCATAGCGCTTTGCCGACACAATCTTCCACCAGGCGGATGTACAATATGCGGGTAAAGAGATGCGCAATCCCATCCATCGCAACCACCGGCGCAAATTGTGCGGTGAAAAAGTGAGCTACCTCACGCGCGAAGATGCCTGCTTCATCATGGCGAAAGCCACAGAAAAGCGCAGCGAGCGAAACCTCAGTGTTTACTTCCACGCGCTTTGCGGTGGATTCCACGTCGGACATACGCCTCGCGCGCTGCGACAGAAGTTTGGATTGGAGAGCGAACGTGCCTGAAATCAAGATAGACCCGCAATCGAATGTGCTCACGCTTGGAACGATGGAGTTTGAAGCGCATTTCGATCGCATCATCGTGCTCCAGGATGACTTTCGCTCTGGCTACGAATGTGTGGCGTGCCTCGCAAAAGGTGAAGTGAGCTGCGAGAACTGTGCTGGCACAGGCAAGAGCATCATCGTTAAGGATGGGAAGTGTTCTGCGTGCAACGGAAGAGGAAAGCAAATTTGTCCTGATTGCAATGGCAAGGGCGCAACCATCATCGTGCCGCAGAACGCAGAGCGCAGACCAACCACAGGAACTATCGTCAGCGTTGGTGAGCGCGTCACCACTTACAAACGCGGAGATTCAGTGATCTATCCAAGTTTCGTGGGCCACGCTTACGACATGGCCGCGCTCGACATGCAAGGCAACGAAGTGGCAGCGACCATCGTCATCATGCGCGAAGAGGAAGTGCTCTGCGGGATTCGCGGGCATTTGGAATTGCGCCAGGTCAAGCGCAGCGCAGCGCTCGGGACGGCCGCATGATTATCCAAGGCTATCCCGATGAGCTTGATTACGTTAACGCGCAACTCCATCCGCTGACGCGCTCGAATGATGATAAGAGTTTTCTAGGAACATTCTGCCAAGCGTGCCTTCGCGCCGATGATGCGAACTACGAGTTGTTGCGCCCAGTACTTCTCGCCATGATTGAGAAATACCCAGCGAACGAGGAAAGATTGAGAATAGAACGGCACGACCGGGGAGTGGCATGAGCTATCGTCATTTCATTCCAGGAGAACGCTGGATTGCTCTTTGTTTCGTGCGTTGGGTATTCCCCATTTATTTGAATTAGAATGACTTCATGCAGCGATGGCGCGAACTCCCCATCCCGGTCGATGATCCGGTTCCCTACAAAGATTCTCTCCGCCTGAACTCGCTCGGTTCGCTTTTCTTTTTCACGCTCCACATGCTCGACAAGCAGCGCATCTCCCGGCTGCATTTGCAGATGTGCCAGTCTTTAGAGCGAGAAAACCTCCACCTAGTCCTCGAAGAGCCGATGGGCCATTTCAAAACCACAATGGGAATTGCGCTGAGTATGTGGTGGGCGCTTCCCTTCACGGCCTACGACGAGCACATGATGGGCGAATTGGGCTACAACAAAGAGTGGCTGCGCTGGATGAAGACAGCTCACAACCAGAACACTCGCACGCTCATCACTCACGAAATCGAAGGCCGCGCGATCGACATGGGAAAGGAAGTGGACGAGCACTACACCAACAACGATTTATTCCGCTTCGTGTTCGAAGACATCCTGCCCGACAATTCCTGCACTTGGAACGACCACAGCAAGTTTCAGAAGCGCGTGCGCAACCAGGGGAACCTCGACGCCACCACGGGAACATTCAACTACCGCGGCGTGGGTCAAGCGATTCAGGGCATCCACCCCGACAGCACGATCCAAGACGACAACATGGGACGCGCGGCGCAATTCTCCATGCTCAAAGGCGATGGAAGAGTGCTGGAGGATTTGATTCGCTGGCACCGGCAACTCACCACGCGCCTCGATACCGTAGAGGATGACCCGTCTTCTGCCGGCCGGCAGCTTGTGATCGGGAACCGTTGGGGGCACAGCGACCTGAACAGTTGGATTCGCGCGAACCAACCACAATTCAAATTCGAGACGCACTCAGCGGAAGGAGGATGCTGCCGCTTGCATCCCCTTGGCAAACCCATCTTCCCCGAAGAGTGGAGCATGGAGCGTCTCGCACAAAAGAGAAACGACCTCGGGCCTTACGACTACGCGCACATGTACCTAAATCAAAGCGTGCTTCCCGAAGAGTGCATCTTCAAACCGGAATGGCTCAGGTATTTCCGCTTCAAGCAGTCGCGCCCTGACTTGGGACTGGAGGACATTCGCAACATCCTGCTGCTGGAGCACGAAGTCTACGACGGAAAAGTGATAGACGATCTCGCGTCAGGCGGGCTCACACTCAGAATGATTGTGGACTTGGCGCACGCGAAGAAGCGCAAGAGATGCGACCACGTAATTCTCATTGCGGGATACGACTCCGAGAGCGATCGCATTTACATTCTCGAAGTGTGGGCCGAAGCGACTGGCTACTCCGAACTCGTTGAGATGATTTACAAACTCGGCAAGAAATGGGGGATGCGAGACTTCTGGTTGGAAACGGTAGGCGCGCAGAATATTCTAAAGTTTTACTTGGATGAGCGCAACGCGAGAGAAGCGCGGCCGCTCTATGTCAACGAACTCCCCTACGATAACTCAGAGAACGCGAAAGTGAACCGCATTGAGTCGCTGGAGCCCGCGTTCAATAATGGGCAAATCTGGGCGCATCGCTCCCAAAAGAAGTTCATCGAGCAGTATTCGAGTTACCCTGCTGGACTGGTAGACGTGCTCGACACGTTGGGATATTTACCTCAGACGCTCGAAGTGATTCGCCGACGCGAAGTGATGGAGATGATGGACAAGCAGCGAAATGATTTCACTTCGCGTGTTGTAGGGCCGGGCGGTTACTGATACAATCATCCCGACGATTCATTCCCCGTTCGGGCTTGCCAGCGGCGGGGGAGTCCAAACGCTTTCAGCGTGAGTTCAGGGCAAAGCGCACTGGCAGAGAAATTCCAATGAAAGCGCGGCAAGCAGTCTGTCAACGGCCCAGTAATCAACGGTGTTAGTTCTGAGGTCTGGTAATCGTGGTCGGAGTTCAAGGGCCGCGAAAGTCCAGCGCAGAGTTGGTGAAGGAAAAGAGGGAACGGGCAGGCCGAGCACCAAACGAAGCAGTACGGGGAGGAAATCTGAAAAGGTTTCCTCCCTTTTTGTGGTAGCATCGCGTTCATGGCGACTCTGCCTTCCATCCCCACTGAAGAAACTCCCCAGCTTTCCTATCGCACAGCGCGGCGTTTCGAATTGCGCGAAGCGAGTTTCTCGAAAGAAGAAGACGTAGCGATCAATAAGTGGGTCTATGCGCAGATCGAAACCAAGAAAAAGCAGCTTGAAATCCTGCATACCAAGAAAGTTCCCGAGTGGCGGCGCATCGCAGAAGGGAAACCCCGTGAAGAAAACAAGTCTTGGCCCTTCCCCAACTGTTCGAATCTTGTGCATCAACTTGTCGGTGAGTCCTGCGATGATTTGGCCGCGCGCGTTATGGGTCTGCTTTACGCTACTTCTCCCCTCGTCTACTTCCGATACTTCACGAAACCCGCGAACGAAGACGAAGCGCACCACAACTCAGAGAAGTCGCGCGTCCTAGAGCAATTCCTCGACTACGCAGGTTACGAGCCGCAAGAGCTGGACCTCTACCCAACCGAGAACAAATGGTTCATCGACAGCGCGAAACTGGCCCGCGCATGGGTCGTAGTGCGCCCGGAAGAAAAGATTGAAGCGGTGTACATCGGCTACGACGAAGCGAAGAAAGCGAAAGACTTCCAGGACGAAACACTCTACGAAGGGCCGAAAGTAGATAATCTCCGCTACGAAGATGTGCTCCACGATCCCAACTGCCAGAAGTTCGAGGACTCGGACTTAATCGCGAGGCGCTTGACACTCTCGAAACGCCAACTTCAAGAGCGCGTATTCAAAGGTTTCTACCGTAAAGAGGATGTCGAAAAGATTCTCGGCAAGCCTGACCGCTACGGGCCCACCGATGTCAAGAAGCGCGAGAATCAGAAGAAAGGAATTACGTCCACCGAAGAGCGCATCAACGCGGAGTGGGATGTGTACGAGTGCTATTTCTACTGGTATCACGGAAAGAAAAAGTATCGCCTGATTTGCTGGTATCACTGGGAAACGAAGACCATGCTCAATCAAGTCTTCAATTTCATCCCAGACAATCAAATCCCCATTGTCGAGACGCAACTATCCGTGGACGGCATGGGCATGGCGGAGATGGGCAAAGACGCGCAAGAGGAAGTGAGCACAGCAAAGAACCAGCGCAACGACGCCATCACTTGGGGAATCTTGGGAGTGAATCGCATCTCTCCGCAGAATCGCAACATCGACAAGAATTTTCAGTTGTTCCCCGGTGCCACAGCGCCATTCGGTAAAGATGAGTTCGAGCACTTCAACGTAGCCGATGGAACGATTGCGGGACTCTCGCTGCAAAACGAACAGGCGATGATCTCGCAAGCGCGCGAAAGATTCGGCGTCGGGCCGGCTGTTGCGGGAATGGGAGCGGGTCAAGCGGATAAAAAAGGAAAGTTCGGCAGCATGGGCACGCTCGCCGTGATGCAGGACTCCAATACGCGCGTAGCGCATCGGCTCTCAGGCTTCCGGCACTCGCACGTCAAGCTCGTGGGACTTGTGACGGACATGTACGGAGCGATGGGACTGGGGCGCAAAGGCTCACTTTTCGGACTTGATGACAAACTCTTAGAGGAAGCTCTGGGAGATTATTTGGAGCGCAAGGTACGCATCCCAATTCGCGCGGCGACAGGCAGCGCCAACAAAGAAGTAACCAAGCAAAACGAATTGCTACTCAACCAAGCGATTATGATGTACGTGAAGGAAACAGCTTCGCAGTTGCAAGCGATCGAGAACGCGGGAACTCCGCAGCACTTCAAAAAGTGGCTCACTGCGACAGTGAAAGCGAAGACGCGGCTTATGCAACAGATAGTCAGGGACTTCCAGTTGAGCGACCAGCCCGAGGAATACATTCCCAACGTGGAATTCCCAGAGGAGAAGAAACCCGATGCCCAAGCGCAAGGCGGACAACCTCCTGACCCCCGAAAACTCATTGAGATGGCCGCTTCTCTTCCGCGACCCGGAGGCGGCGGGCCTCCTGTTCCTGGCGGAGGGATGGCAGAGACTGGTGGAGGATTGCCAGGCGAAGGCGGAAGACCTGCGCTATAAAATCATTCACAACGTGCCCTCGACAAAGGACGCGGAAGTAGTGCAAACGTTTCAGCGCGGGCAGATCGCAGTGCTCGAAGACATCATCGGTCTCGAAGCGGAACTCAAGGAATGGAGGGCGACGCATAAATGATGAAAGTGTGGGATGCGCGGCATTCTGCGAAGGACTTGGAAAGTAAGTTCAACTGCCACAAGCTCCGTTTGGCGAACGGCAAAGCGCTGGTCATAACTTGGGAAGCGTGGAAGCAATTCCTGTCCAACCTATTGACACCAGAAAAGGCTTGACACCATCCCCTGTGGTACTAGTATTCTCTCGTCCTAGAGAGGTACTGTAACTTGCCTGACTGGAATCCATTCCGTAAGAAAGACGATCCGGCGGAAAAGAAAGACGAGCAAACAAAGTCAGAAGTTGACCAGCTCGTTGAAAAACTCGGCGCCTCTTTCGACGCGAAACTCTCCGAACGTTTAGACCCACTGCAAAAAGGATTCACCGAACTCAAGACGGAATGGGATGGCATCAAAGCGGCCGCAAGCGAAGGGGACAAAGGCGGCAGTGGTGGCGGAACAGGCGGAGGCGGCGAAGAACTCACCGATGAACAGAAGGCTGCACGCGATCGCATGGCGCTTCTGACTCTCTCCGTGCAAACTAACGCGCGCATCACCGAAAGCGAAGTGCTCTCAACCATCTCTCAGAAGTGGGCGAAGTTCATTCCCGACATCAAGAAATATTTCGCAGAAACTCCCATCGCACGCAAATCCCAAGCGGATTATGCGGAATACTGCAACAACATCGTGAAGATGGTGATCGGCGACGCAGCGCTGAAGAGCGGGTTGGGATTCAACGATAAGGACAAGCGTTTCTTCCTCGAAGATGCAGCGTCAAAGACAGGCGGAGAAGGCAGCATCCTGGCTGACCCTGACTTGAGTTGGACAGACCCGAACACGGGGAAAACGATTTCAGCGTCCGACACTCTCGCGCGCTTGGGCATCAAGCCTGAAGAGTTCGTTGAGAATCAGAAGAAAGGTCTAGTGTAATGGCCGACTTCGACCCCGCCCTACCGCAAAGTTTCATCAAGAATCTGCGCGACAGCGAAACCTCCGTCAACGCCAGTGAGGAACTGAAAGACCTTCTCAACCCTTCGATTAGCGCACAACAGTTGAGCCCTCCGCTAACCGGGCAAATCAAAAAGCGCCTGAACCGCGAGAACGAATACTACTGGGCGCGCGACCGCAACGGGCAAGACCCAGACCATTCGCGCGTGGAAGAATTGCGCTACATGGGCTTCGAATTTGCCACCACAAAAGATGTGGAGATGTGCTCGCAAGACACCGTGAAGGGCGCAGATGACAAAGGATTCTCGAACGAGATTCGCTCTGGTGATCGCCGCTTGATGAAAGTTCCCATGCGCTTGTGGCGCGAGATGCGCAAAGCGCACAACCTTCGAGCGATCCAGCAAACCTATCCGCAAGGCCGCGGCGCTGAAGGCTCACCGATGGGAGTAGGCAACACGCTTCCCGGTGTGCGCACCTATCTTTCTGAAGAGAGCGTGGAAACAATTCGCAGCCGTGCAACTACAGGCGAAGGCGGCAACGCTTCCGTAGCTCGAGTTCTGAAGTAGCGAGGAGAAATCAATGGCGAACTTTGCTGACGCAATCGAACCGAATTGGGACTTGGGCGGGGCAGTATCCTTCCCGATGGAAGCTATTGTGGAAGAGGCTGGGCAGACGTTTGTGTACGGCGTCCCTGTGCAAGTCAATTCCACGGGAGTAGGAACGGCTGATGGTGGTGTAGCGATCTGGGATGGCGCGACACTCACCGCTCCAGGTGGCATCGCCGGATTTTCCGCACAGCCCGCAAACAACCTCGCAACGACTGGCGCCGGCGCTCCGGTTGGATTCTCTCCGATTCTCGGGCCGGGCTCAAGCATCGGAAGCTACTCAGCGAATGCGAATCAATCGCTTGCGGTCATCACTCCGCCGATGGTTCCGATGGTTGACGGCTTCGCGTATTTCTTCGTCGCCGGCGCGCCAACCGTATTCATCGGGAAGCTCGGAACTTCAGCGACAGTGACACCGGTAGCAACAACGAATGCGATGGTGGGCTTGACCTTCGGACTCACGAAAGATACCGGAAATTCTTTCTGGTATGTTGACACCAACAAGACGAACGCGGTGCGCATCGTCGCGCTTTACCCGCTGGACCCCGTTGGAACTGTCGGCGGACACGTTCTCTTCACGGTTTTGCCGACTGTAGCGCAGATTTTGCCGTAGCAGTCGAGAGCGGAAAGGATTTAAGGAGCAGCCATGAATAACTTGATGTCGCGGAACATGTTTCCACCGCTTCTCGCGCCTGGGCTTCGTCACATTTTCGTCCAATTCTTCGATCTCAAAGAGCATGCGCCACAGTACACGCACTACATGAATGAGATGTCGAGCGAAGACGCCTACGAAATCGACTACGAACTTTCCGGCACCGGGCCGATGCCCTTGATGCCGGAAGGAACGCGGCCGCAATCGGATGGCATCCTGCAGGGCGGCACCAAGAAATACGTGCATCTCCAGTACGGGCTGCTCTCGGAGATCACGCGCCAACTCATCGCCGACGACAAGTACGGGATTATGAAGCGCGTTCCCGCAGCTCACGCAAGAGGCGGACTCTTCGGACGCGAAGCGGCGGCAGCTTCTCTTTTCAATCTTGGCGGAACCTCGATCACCACAACCAATGGTGTGACGCTTTTCAACACCGCCCAGCCATTGATGGGAGGTTCCACGGCGACCACGACAGCGCCCAACATTTCCACCATCATCAATTCTCCGGGCACGTATCCGAATCGCCCCACCCCGGATACGGATGAGAGCTTCACGGCGATTCAGCAAGCGATCAACATGTTCACGCTGCAACCCGACGACCGCGGAATTCCCGTGCACGTTCGCCCGAAATGGCTGATTCATGCGCCGCAGAATCGTTGGATCACGCGCGAGATTCTCGGCTCTCCAGGGAAACCCTACACAGCGAACAACGAATTGAACTCGCTGATTGAAGAGAACCTTCAGGGGCTCGAACTGAACTACCTGACTTCACCTTCCGGTTGGGGGCTCATTGCCAACAAGGAAGGGCACATGCTGAAGTTCTACGACCGTGAGCCGCTCATGGCGCAGACGGACGATGACTTCAAGACTCAGGTGCTCTTGTTTCTGTCAACGCAGCGCTTCTCGGTTGGCGCAACGACTTGGCGCGGGACTTGGTTCAGCTACGGGCCGTAGAAAATGGACGGCAACGGACACAAAGCGCCAGTACCAAGCACCACACTCGTTCTGACCATCACCTTTGACCAGATGACGGGACAAGTGAACGTAACTGGGCCGGTTGAGAATGGGCTTGTATGTTACGGGATGCTGGAATGCGCTAAAGATGCGATTCGTAACTTTGCCGCGCAGCGGACGCAGAGGGCGATTCTTCCGGCAACAGCACTGCCGTTTTTGAAGCAATAGGAGCGAAGCGATGCCATTCACCAATTTCCCAAATGGAGCGACCTCCTTCGGCATCCCGATGGTTGGCGTGGGAACTTCCATCCCTCGAGGCGGAGCGAACACGCGCGACCAGGGCACAGTATGGTTTGTTGATGATGTGAATGGAGCGGACGGACAAACGGGCACCGACCCAACGAATGCGCTGAAGACCATTGGTCGCGCTCTGACTTTGGCAAATAGCGGAACCGGAGACACGATCTTCGTAGCGCCGGGCAGCTACAACGAACTTGTTGTTGTCACCAAGGACTACATCTCGATCATCGGCTCGATTCAGGGCGGGTACGAGCGACCAGACATCGGCGGCGCGGTTGGTGTTGCGCTTTCTGTTAGCGGTCAAGGCTTTGTAATGCGCAACTGCCGGGTGTTCGCAACTGGCAATGCCGATGCCGTGATTCAAACCGGGAACGGTTTCGAGTATTCGAACTGCGTTTTCGACGGCGCTTCTGCGCAATCAGCGAAGGCTTTAATTCGACTATTGCCTTCGAGCGTGAATACCGCGCTAACGGCCAGTGAAGGGCAAATCTTCAACAACTATTTCCGTGGCGCTCCAGCCGCTGCGTTTGCAATCATCTTCGATGACGGCGCCGCGCCTGTCGCAGTGGGCTCAACGGATAACTGGATTTACGGGAACCGCTTCAGCCAGAACGCGGGCGTGGACATTGCCACTGCGGACAGCGGCGGAGCCGGCACGCTGTACTCCGTTCAATTTTGCGTCATCCAAGGAAACATCTTCGAAGACAAGAACAAGGCCACCTACCTCGACTTCACTACCGCCAACGGCGGCGCGGCCAGCGACCAGAGCGGCACGGTAGCAGGAAATGGATTCGCTACCGACACCATGACCACGACAAAGATCAAAGCCGTGGGAACCGCCTTCACTTTCATGGGGAACTACGATACCGTTGGAATCTTCGACGGCTCTGGCCTCGACTAAGGAGTCTCATGCGCTGGCGCGGGTTTGGCGACTACGTTTACACAACTTGTGGCCGATGCCAACGCAAGGTTCCTATCGCCGATTGCTCTTGGGATGCTGGCATTCTCGTGTGCAACGCGACACTCTACGGGTGCAAGGACACGGCCATCAACGGTTCCTTCGAGTTTCGGGAAGCGCGCGAAGCGTCGAGAGACCGGCAAGAGCTTGTGCCAGATGAAAAATTAATCCATCCGGTGGATGTCTCAAGCCAGTTAGAATCAATACCAGCGAGTGCTGGAACCTATGAATAGATCCCGTAAACACGTGATTGAAAGATTTTGGAAATACGTCAATCGCAATGGTTCTGTTCCAACTCACCGTCCAGAGTTGGGGGCTTGTTGGCCTTGGACTGGAAGTACCACTGAAGGGTATGGAAGACTTGGTATTGGTGGGGCTGGAGCGAAGATGATTTCTGCTCACCGTCTTTCTTTTAAGATGGCCTACGGAGCATTCGATGAACGCCTTTGCGTGCTTCACAAATGCGATAACCGAAAATGCACCAACCCTGAACATTTGTTCATTGGAACCCTTGGAGACAATAACAGGGACACAGTAGCCAAAGGCAGGCATGTTGTCGTTCAACGGAAGTTAACTCCTACACAGGTTAAAGAAATTAAGAATTTGAGAGCCTCAGGGCTTTCGGTTCGCAAGATAGCGTCTCAATTCCCCACGAACTCCGCAACGGTCCATAGGATACTTTGTGGTAAAATTTACAGGAATTATCGATGAGTCAAATACAGGCGAATCCGTGGCTGTTCACAAACGCAGACCAGGCGACTACTGCCGCGATTGCCAGCATCGTGCGCAACGGAGAAGCTTCCGCGCTCGTTACCACGACCGGAGCGCACGGACTTCTCGCCAACGCGCAAATCAGCTTGCAGGCGCTTACCACTGTTCCTCAATGGCGCGGCGGATACCGGATCATCGCCGTACCCAGCGCGACTACATTTCTCATCCCCATTCCTGGATACAAACATCTTCTGGCAAACAGCGGAGCAGAAGGCAACGTCCTGAGCGTAGCGTACATGGACATCATCCGTTGCGAACAAATCCTGTGGGACCAAACTTCGGCGGGTACTTCGCTCTTGCTGACCGATGTGAATGGCTTCACGATCTGGAATCCGCACACCACGATTGCCGATGCGCCGTACACTTACGGTAAGGTTTTCTTTGTCCGCGGACTCGTCATCAACACGCTGCCGGCCGGTTCCAACGTACAGATGACGATCAACTAGAGGGAGCATGTG